TGATAAGAAAAAACTATTACACTTTTTTAATTGGAAAAATACACACGATGTTCAGATGAATTATTATTTAGAGAAAAATGAACCATTGGTTATAGAAGACATACTCACAAATGCACATGAATACTTCTACAGAAAATACTATGGTAACTCTAATATAAATTGTGTTATACCTATTATGAAACATTTGGAGTGGTGTAGGAATGTTGTAGAGATTCTGAAGAAGGCTGGTGTTATTGGTAAAAAAGAAACAGAATCAGTATACAACATATATAATGAAGATGTATTAGAAAGTTTACAACAGATAGAGAGTAATGGTTTACAAACAACAGATGGTATGGTTTATTCAGAGTATAATCCTTATACTGCTACAGGTCGTCCATCAAATAGATTCGGTGGTTTGAACTTTGCGGCTCTTAACAAAAAGGATGGTAGTAGAAAGAAGTTTATAAGTAGATATGGTAAAGAGGGAATGTTAGTAGAGATGGATTATGATGCTTATCATCTTCGCTTAATCGGAGATGTTGTAGATTATAAATTCCCAAAGGGTTCAGTTCATAAACACATGGCTAAGTTTTATGGTGTTGATTATGAGGAAGCAAAGTCTTTATCATTTCAGTATTTATATGGTAACATTCCATACGAAGTATCACAAATTAATCCTTTTTTCTGTAAAGTAGAGGATTATGTAAATAGTGTTTGGGAGTCATATAAATCAAAGAATTTCATAGAATCTGATATTTATAATAAGAGAATATATAGAAAAAATCTATCTGATATGAATAAGAACAAAGTTTTTAACTATCTTATTCAGCTGATGGAAACAGAGAGTAATATGAGAATACTTACAGAACTCTTACCTAAAATAGAAGGTTATAAGAGTAAATTAGTTCTGTATAGTTATGACTCATTTTTGTTTGACTTTTATTTGCCAGATGGTTTAGATTTTCTAAAAAAAGTAAAGGATATAATTGAACAGAGTGGTAAATTTCCAGTCAAGGTTGGTAAGGGGTGGAATTATCACGAAATGGAAGATATTACGGAGAAGTTTGAATGATTACAGACTTAAATGAAATATTAGTAGAGTGGGCATATCGTACTAACGATGGTAAGCCTGATGTAAAGAGTAATGCTAAGTTATTAACATTAGAGGGAGTGTTAAAAGACTTTGGTTGGAGTAGAGAAGCTAGAGCTGAGTTGTTAGGTACATTGATGGAAGCTGATATTGTTAAGAACAAAGATAGTGGTAACATCTATACAGTACAAAAGCATAATCCAAACACTCAAGATATAGTAAAGAAAAACGCATCTAAAGATGATATTGAAAAAGTAAAAAAAGCTAAAGAAAAAGATGATAAAGACTCAACAGATAGTAAAGAAAAAGAACCAACAGAAAAGCAGATAAAGAGAGAGAAGGAAAGAAAAGAATTTATACTAGATATCACTAGTGGATTATTAGAACAATCTACAGAGAAGTTAGGAGTTGGTAGATTTAATATGTCAAGAGAAGATTTGCAAACCTATGAGTCATATCTCAAAGGAAAAAAGCCAAATAATCCTAACTATGATATTAGCGATAAAGAGGTTGATGAAGTTATCGGTGTTTTAAAATCCACATTGGGTGAAGACTACACAAAGTTTGTTCAGAGAGTAAGAAAGAAAGGAGATCCTCCTACACAATATTCAAAGGGTGAAGCAGGAAAGAAAAGATTTTTTACTGCTCTAAAACATTATATGCAAATAGGTGGTAGAAGCTCTATAACAGGAAAATTTGTACCATTTTCAGAGTCACAATTAGATCATGTAACTTCTTTAGATAATGGTGGTGTGGATGCACCAGAAAATTGGGAGTGGATGGAATCTAGATTTAACCAATTTAAAGGAGCTTTATCTGATGAAGAGGTTATGAATAAGATAAAAAAAGAAATTAGTAAATCACCTGATGAAGAAAAGTTGAAAACTTTACAACAATCTTTTAGAGCGTATAGTAAAGAATCTATGATTAATTATTATGATAAAAAATTCAAAGAGGGTGGCACCGCAGGTTTAACAGAGGAAACTATTAGTAAATTAACTGGTGAAGGCGTGAGTGCTTTAATAAAAGGTTGGAATAAAAGTCATCCAGAAGGCAGTGAGTTTTTTATCCCAAGATATGGAAGTAAGAAAGATGATACTGGAAAAGCTATAGACAGAAAATCTGGTAGAAAGTCAGGCGGAAGACCAGCTTCTAAGCCTGAATTGATAAAAAGATTTTTAGAAAAGTCAAGAGCTTCTGGTTTAGATATCCCAACTAAAGCTGAGTCTGATAAGATAGATAAGGATTTTGAACTTATATCTAAAGAGTTGGAAAAACAAAAAGGTAAAATATCAAAGCTAAAACAAAAAATAAAAAAGAGTAAAGGCTAATGAAAACACAACTACTCTGTACATTCACTCAAAAAGAAAATCTAAATGATATTCTTGACCTAATCATTTTATGTAATGATATACTCTACGATAAGATATATGTATTTCAGAATGGTAAAGACCACAACCAACTAATCTGTACCTACAATGTTGAGTACGATGGTGATAATCATCCTGAAGATATTCCAAATACGATATCACTACATAGAAAGAAACAAAGCAACACACTATACACAATCAATGCTCTGAACGAAGTTATCAGAGAACTAAATGGTGGTGTGCTTGATAAAAGATTTCCTATACCTTGGGATGATTACTATAATAGTTTACTACTAACAAATGAGAACGGACTAAATAAAATACCGACAAGAATACACAGCATCGTTGATACAAAAAATCATAAAGAAAATTAAAAAAATAATTGTATTTGGTTTAAGTACCATATACTTATTATTAAATGGTTACAACAGTAACTTAAAAATACTAATTAACTAATAAGGAGAATGAAAAATGGATATTAATTCTATTCGTAAGCGTCTTAATCAATTACAAACCACAAACAATAGGACTTCAAACCTATGGAAACCACAACCAGGAAAACAAGTGATTCGTGTTTTACCTTATAAACATAATAAGGATAATCCGTTCATTGAGTTGTTCTTCCATTTTGGCTTGAATAATAAAACCTATCTATCACCAATCACATTTGGTCGTCCTGACCCAATTGAAGAGTTTGCTCAAAAACTTAAAACAAGTGGGAACAGAGAAGAGTATCAGATGGCTCGTAAATTGGAAGCTAAAATGAGAACTTTTGCTCCAGTTATCGTTAGAGGTGAAGAAGCTCAAGGTGTTCGTTTTTGGGGATTTGGTAAGACGGTCTATCAAGAACTACTTTCTGTAATAGCAGATCCAGACTATGGTGATATCACAGACGCTGTTAATGGTCGTGATGTATCAGTAGAGTTTATTACTGCTGAAGAAAGTGGTGCTTCTTTTCCTAAGACTTCTATTCGTGTTAAACCTAATCAAAATCCGATCGTGGAAGATAAGGCACAATTAGAAGCTCTCTTAGAAAATCAAAAAGACATTACTGAATTATATCAGGAATTATCGTATGAAGAACTTACAGATGTTCTGAACCAATGGTTAAATCCAGAGGCTTCAGAAGATGGGGATGCGAAAGAAGCTGCTCCTGTATCTACAGTTGCTGCTGAATCAGCAAAGGTTGAAGATGCCAGTGCTGCTTTCGATGAGTTGTTCAATAAGTAAATAAAGTGTAGTGGGTGTTGAAGCCAACACTAATAAAACCGAGTGTGTGCATCCAGTTTAGGAATAAAAGCCGGACACACCCACTATTTAATAGGAGAAATATATGTCAGTTAAAGACGATTTAGCTGGGGTTCTTGCCGACTCTTTAAATAAGAAATTCAAAGATTATAAGGTTGCTTATTTTTTAGATGGTGCACAAGAAACACCAACAGATATCAAAGAGTTTATTTCAACAGGTTCAACAATGTTAGACTTAGCAATCTCAAATCGGCCAGATGGTGGTATTGCAGTTGGTAGGATTACAGAACTGAATGGTTTAGAAAGTAGTGGTAAATCATTAGTGGGTGCTCATCTACTTTCAGAGACTCAAAAGAAAGGTGGTGTCGCTGTTTATATAGATACAGAGACAGCAGTAAGTGAAGAATTTTTAGGTGTTATAGGTGTTGATATAAACAATATGTTGTATCTACATTTAGAAACCGTAGAAGATATCTTTGAGGCTATTGAAGAAATCGTAACCAAAGTTAGAGAATCAGATAAGGATAGGTTAGTAACCATCTTAGTAGATTCATTAGCTGCTGCATCAACTAAGGTTGAGTTAAATGCAGACTTTGATAAGGATGGTTGGGCTACTTCAAAGGCTATCGTTATATCTAAAGCTATGAGAAAGATTACTCAGATGATTGGTAGACAAAGAGTAGCTTTGGTATTCACCAATCAACTCAGACAAAAGTTGGGTGTAATGTTTGGAGACCCGTGGACTACTTCAGGTGGCAAGGCTCTTCCATTTCACGCATCGACTCGTATCAGATTAAAGAACAAAGGTCAGATTAAAGATAATA